CTTGGAAAACATTGTTTATAAGTATAATCGGATTATTGTTAATGTCTGTAGAACTATTTGTGTCTGTATACAATCCAACAACACTATTTCCATTTGATTTTAAATTAAATTGTGTTGCTGCAATTCCAGTAAAATTAGTAGAAATATCATCTAAAATTAAATTTTTATCATTTGGACTTGAAGAATCAAATGCCCTAGAGAATGCTCTACCAGAGAAGAAAGATGATACTTTAAATTGAGGGTCCGTTGATGCTATTGCTGGTCCATATGGTGGAGTAGAAAAATATATTACATCATCTATGATATTAAAATCACCAGTATGAACAGTAACCGCAGAACCTATTGTGTGCCCAGCAGCAACTGTTCCCATAAATGAACGAGCAACATCTATTTTATTTGTAGATCCAATACCAACAGAAATGACTTTTAAAAATTCATTGTTAATTTTTAAAATGTCTGATCCTGATATAGAATTAATACCAGAAGAAACATATATTGCTGTTGATCCAATACCTACTGATGCAGAAAGACCTATTGTGATATTTTTTCGATGAACTGCACTTTGGATTATATTATCTATAGAAATAATTACATTTTCATTTGGATTTTTAAAACTAAATGATTGAGTTCCAGAACCATATGAAACTAAATTAAAAGGAGTCGAAATTGTTGTAGATAATCCACAAAGTTGAAAATTATTTACATCAATTTTACGAACAAAAACATTTGATGGTAGTTTTTTAGTTCCCAGTAATGTCGGAGAAAGGTAGACATTATCTGCAGGTGTAGATCCACCAATATAAGTTCCAGCAATTGATATCTGATCAGTTGACGTATAACCAGAACCACCATTCACTACAGACACTAAACTAATGTCTTGATTTGTATCTCTAAATACATTAAAAATCGCACCTGTACCTATTCCACTAGAAGAAGAAGGCACATTATTGTAAGTCGCATTTGCGGATCCGGATCTGGTAGATGATAATTTAGATATTGTAAAATACAGATTATTGGTGGGTGTTGCCCCACCCATATATGTTCCAGCAATTGAAATTTGTTGCCCTACAGAATATCCACCTCCACCATCAATTAACTGTATTGATGTACTTAATGGTATTCCAGTACCACTACTATAAGTGATAAGAACTTGAAATAGTGCTCCTGTACCAATTCCAGTATTTACTTGTCCGGGAATAGGATTACCAAATCCAAAATATTGAATACCAGGACCAGGGGGAGATATTGTAGTACTAATTCCAGTAACAATACCAGTATATGGGACATAACTATTATATCCATTTTCATATATTGCACTTCCTATTCCTGCTCCCACCTTCATTAGTATATCAAGAGTTCCCATCGCATATGATGTAGTAGCAATACCTATAGTTGTTCCAACTCCAGAATTGTAAATTATTTCTTGTCCAGATTGAAATCCATGATTTGGAATAATAAATTTATTATTTTCCAAATCGACAATTGTAGTAGCAGAACCGACAAATTCTTTATAAAATAATGGATTTCCTAAACTTTTAAGTTTAAATGAAGACAAACCAACGATTGTCCCTCCAATTGTGCTAGTAATTCCTGTAAATTGTGAACTAATATCATCAATTGATGAAACTTTATTGGTCTTATTTAATATAAAAGTTCTCAAAGCAGTTCCTTCTGGGAAATAAATTCTTTCTACGGATTCGTCATCTAACACATCTTCTTCATACACCATTGAAAAATTATGTTTTGTATATAAAGAATCAAAGCTATCCATATTTGCAAGTAATGTTGTTTCCGATGATGCAACAGAAACTTTCATATTTGTAGATTTAGCAATTCCAAGATTAACTGGACCACTGGTGGGTATTCCAATTATATTTAAGTCTGAAAATTCTTTAAATCCAGATGGGTGTATAATTGATTTTACAGATTCTTTCCAAGTTGAGTATGGTATTTCGCTTTTAATTGAATATGAGAATTTTTGATAATAATTATTATCTGACATTCTTTGCTGATAATCGTTCAAAAAACCAATTTTGTCTCCAAAATTATTAATTTTATCTCTAGAAACTCCTAAAGATGCAGAAAGATTAAATATAGATACAAATTTTACTACTCCATTTAATTTTGATTTTTCTCCATAAAGTTTATCACCAACATTTAATACTCCTTTAGCATTTATTAATCTTAATTGATTTATGTCATTATCCCAACCATCTTCCATTACTTGTGCTGAAAAATTCGTAGATGATACTTTTTCTCCAGAAAAATATTGGGCATCATCAATTATATTCATTTTAAATTCGGCCATATCTTTTTTATTGACAACATAACCAAGAGTAAAATCCGAATTATATTCACCAAATGAATTTGTTTGCAAACCATTCATATTATAGTTTATAGTTCTATTTGTTGTGTTTATTCCTGTTACTGTAAAAAAGTTATACCCATAATTTTTTGAATTAAAATTAGCAGAAGTTGCAGTTCCCACAGTCAATCTACATTTTTCAATAAAAATACTATCGCCAATTGCAAATGGAAATTCTGTTATTGTTGACCCATATCCAATTGCGATTGGTTCAAATAAAATAGGATCATTTACTAATTCTATTGTTCCATTTCCTGTGATATGATTTGCAGATATTTGATCAATTTCATATCCATTTGAATTATTGTATGGAACAATCCTGAGCGGATCTTTCAAATTAAAAACATTTTTTGCTATTTTTACATCAATTACAGACCCACCTTGAATTTTAGATGTCAATTCTAATTGATCATTTCCAATAACTTTTAATTTTGGTGGTGTATTATAATTTCTTCCTCCTGCCAAAATACTGATAGATTCTACTCTAGATATTTCTTTAATAATACAAATAGCAGGAACACTCAATTGTGGCAGTATAGTAGGATCTGTTGGATAATCAAATCCATCTTTAATTCTATCAAATGATGATATTTTACCAATTTCGGATGAAACTGGATACAATATTGCATTTTTTCCAGAAGAAGATTTGATATAATCTACAGATGGAAGAATCGAATACGATTTTCCTTTTGAATTAATTCTAATTTGTGATATTTGTCCAGTTGTGTTTTTTGAATTTGTATCATAAAAAACCGAAGAAATTCCTGATATCTGAGTATATTCTGTATATTCTGGTTTTTTATTTAAATTAAATTTAAAAGAATTGGTCCCAATACCAATAATAGATTGTTCATTTGATAAATTGCTTGGTCGAATGTCAATTCGATTAAAACCAAAAACTTCTTTATCCGTAGATAATTGATTTTTTTCTACATCATTGGATGATGCAATAAAATTATAGTAAAGAGTTGCAGGAATTGATCTATCATTAGTTTGTAGTGTTATATTTGTAGGTGTTCTTTGAATTGCAAATTGATTTGTTTCTTTTTTATCAATCTCAAACTGTTTTTTGAAATCTCGATCTATATAAAATCTCAAATCAATATCCAATAATGTTGGATCGGATATATCAAATACTACTATATTTCCTTTTGAAAATGATAGTGGCGGATTTATAAGAGCAATATTTTGAGTACCAATTCCAGCATTAGAAAATGATATTCCCAATCCAATAGTCACGTCATAAGAATATTTACAAAGTTGTATTTTATCTGGATGTTCTTTTAATACGTAATAAACTGATTCATTTTCTAAACCACCAATAGCAGTAGTTCCAGAGTAATAAACAATTTTATCTCCATTTTTTAATATATTAGATCCAATATCAATTGTTGATGTAGAACCAATAGAAACTTTTGATGTAGAAAATCCTATAAGACCGGTTGTAATTTTTCTATTTTTTTTATCAAATCTAAAAGATACATTTTCCGTTCTTGATGGTATAATTATAAATTTAATTTTATCCCCATCAAGTAAATTGTGAGGTTCTGAAGTAGACACAATTCCAGAATAATTTTCAACTCTTGCAGTTACTGTTTTGTATGTTGTTTTGAATGAATTTGAATCACTAACATTCGAATTGGATATAAAATATAAAGAATTTAATGTACTTCCAATTCCAACTGAAGTAGTAAAACCCAATGTAGATATTCCTAAATAATTATTTCCCAAATTTACAGCATATATTGTTTGATTTTTAGTTAAACTGAATGCAAATGAAGGATTGCTATCATATACACTCAATCCTATACCAGAACCAACAGGACAATCATATGCCAGTTGTTGTCCAGTATAAAAATTATGATTCGGAATATAAATCACTCGTGATGGAACAGATCTATTCACTATATTACTTATTCCAATACCAACAATTGAATAATTAGTTCCAGTAGTTCCAAATCCAACACTATTTTTTGGATTAAAATATACTTCTCGATTTTCTGGTAAAAATGAAGAAATTGGTATATCTTCAGTAAATTCAAACTTTTTGGGAAGCAATTTGACACTTTCAATTCCTGCAGTATGAATTCCTCCAGATAATGATCTGTTGACTAATAATTGTGACGTTTCTGGTATAATATTTGTGATGGTTAGTATTTCTGTTCCGATTCCAATTGAATCATTAACTTCAAAACCAGAAATATCTGTAACATTTATATTTGTAGAAACTCCAGTAACACCAACATTTTGTAAACTAGATGTCAATCCGACTACTTTTTGATTTACAACTATAGTTTTTGTGTCTTCAAGTTGAGATAATGAAAATGTAGATATTCCTGAAATAATTATTTTATCATTAGATACTAAATTATGTACAGTCGAAGTAATTCCTACAATATTATTGCCTCTGGTTACAAATACAACATCATTAAAAGTAGATACTCCAACAATTAAATTTGATATTACTTTTCCATTTACTCTACTAATTTCTGCACTTATTCCTGTTCCTTCTTTTGATTTTTTAAAATTTATAATATCATTTACACGATAACCTTCGCCTAAAGAATCAATTACAATGGATGTAATTCCGGATTTTTTAATTTGCTTTACTATAAAATCTTGTTTTAAATTTGAAATATTTTTATTTAAAGCATCATATCCGGAATTTTCAGAATCTAAAAAATAATTTGATGTATTTCTTATTAAATTAAGTTTCTTGAAGTCTAAATTTTGAGTAAAATTGGGATCAAAATTTTCAATAACTGGTTTATCTTTAAAATAATTTCCAATTACATATGGATATTTTGGAATTAATTTTTCTGTAACCAAATCATAAGTTGTAAAGTAAGCATATGTTCCATATGGATACTCCGGAGTTATACAAAATCTTCCATTATATTGATCCAAATCTCCAGAATTATTAAACTTATAATCGTTTACAAAAAAACCAATCTCAAAAGAATTTGGCCTTAACGAAGAAGGAATAATTGGATCTTCTATATAACTAGAATTAATTAATTTAATACTAGTATCAGTTAAACTTGTATATCCATATGGTCCATAAATCGGATTTCCATCATAAGACCATCCAATAATTGGGCTATGCGAAGTGTCAATTCCAACTTCAGTATTATCATCATTAATATTATCACCGATATTTTTTCTTAACTTTTTTGGTAGATAAAAATTAATTATTTTCAACTGAAGAGATTGATCAGTGCTTGGATATGTTATTGATTCATCATCTCCACTAAATACATTTTTTTTAATTTGATTAATTTTCCACTCAAATACATTTGCAATAAATTGTAAATTTTTTCCTCTTCTAATTGCCTCTATTGTGGTATTTGATTTTTTATATCCGATTCCACCATCAATTATTATAAATGATGCAATTTTTCCATTTACAATAAGGGGTTGGATATTAGCATACTTTCCATCTCCAGAAATTATTATTTCAGTTCCATCATCGTACCCATTTCCCGAAAAAATAATTTGAATGTCAGTAATTGAACCATTTATAATGACAGGTTTCAATAAAGCAGAAGTAATCGATTTTAAATTTACATTAGGTCTTCTGTGAAAATTAATAATATCAGAAGACCCATAAGAACTACCACCATCTTCAATATAAACATTTTCGGCACTTCCAAGCACTATTGGAGTCAATACTGGCGATACAATTGATGTTGAACCTATTCCAGGTATAGATTCAACTTGAATATTAATCGGAGGATATGCAAACGTATGTGTACCAACTCCTAAAGAATTAAATTTAATATATTTTTTATTAATATAATTTAAATTGGTTGATGTAGTTCCAATACCTGCATCAGATAATTTAAATTTATCTTGATCGATAATTGTAACACAATATTCAATATTGGTAGATAATCCAGATATTGGAGTGTCGGTGTGTGAATATTTAATAAAATCGCCATTTTTAAAACCATGATTTTTGGCAAAAATATAATCATCAAATGTACTAATTCCAGAAATTTGATAATCTAAAGACGGATATGAAACAGAAGATACTTTAACTAATCTATTTGAATATCCGGAACCTGAATTTTTAACATAAATTTTATTAATAGTTTTTTTGCTGTTAAGAGTTCTAAATTCATGAAATCCGGAACTTATTCCGGTAATATTGATAGTATTGATTCCTGATAAAACATCTGATCTATTTTTGTGTAATTTAATTTCTTTTGAATTTATGACATTTACAAAATAATTTGATTTATCATTTAATCCAGGAAGAACCGAATTTCCATTTGAATAATATGTAACTTCTTCATAATTATCAAAATTATGATTATCTATAAACGATATGGTTTCTGTAGATGTATTAATTGCTGTTAAATCTGCTCTAAATTTTGCAATAATTCTTGTTTTTACTAAATTGGATTCTAATACTGCACCAGAACCATTTCCACCAATTAAAGTTATTTTTGGTTTTCTATCATAACCAATTCCTGGGGAATTTATTTTTACTTCTTTTAATGATCCAGAAAGAATTAAATTTGCTTTACATCCAGATCCAATAGAATCACTAATAATTAAATCTGGAGAATTTATTACATCATAATCTTTTCCTGGATTTGTTATTTGAATTGAATCTATTTTTCCGTAATAAATATTTTCATCAAATAAAGTTGGTGAAAATAATTCCACACCATTAACTAATAATCCAATATTTCTATTAAATGTAGTTCGATCATTTTCGTTATCAAAATAATTAATATTTTCAGTTAAATTGAATTTTCTTAGTATTTTTTGATCTTTAATTGTTTTATTTTCATAACCAAGTTTGAAAATTAAATCATTAGAAACTCCAGAATGTAAATTAATATATTCTTCGGCAAATAAATTAGTATTACTATATGCCAGTGATATAGAATTATTATTAATTTTTTTTACAAAATAAATTCCAGTTTCAATTCCGGCAGAAGTTTTTGAATCATAATAAATTTTATCTCCAGATAATAAATTATGATTAGATATTTCCAAAATTGTAGTTGATCCTGTTCCTGCAGTGATAACATTTCTTTTTGTATTTGTAGACGTAATTGTATAATTCGGAAAACCAGAAGTAGTCACGTATAAATATTTTCCCTCATTATCAATATAAGTATTTTGGACTCCTCCATTTATATTTGATATATCAGTAAAATTTGGAGAATCGGCTTTAGTAATTTTTTTCTTAATTTTTATTATATTTGAAATGTCTATATTTGGTAATGATTCTATAATAATCGTGGTTGATGATTCGATAGTTTTAACTATAGCATCAATATCTACATTTAATACATTAGAAATATAAATTTGATCATTTTTATTAAATTTAACGCTGTCTTTTAATATTATTCTATAATTGTTATTGCTAATTAATGAAATTGAATTTATATTATGATATGTTGGTATATTGTAAATCCAACTATCAAATTTTATATTTCCTGATAAGTTTTTCCCAAAAGAACTGAGTGATACTTTGTCTCCAATTTTTAATCCAGAAGAAGTTTTAGTATCAATTTTATCAATTACACTAATAACTCTAAATTCATTTAATGATGTATCTGATTGATCATATGAATATGCTAATTTTTTTTCATAAATAAAATCTCCAAAATTTAAATTTTGACTAATCCCAGAAACATTTAAAAATTGAGTGCTTGTTTTGTCTGTATAATTTAAAGTTAATTCGGTCAAATTTGATTTTTTAGCAATAATTGTTCCTGACTGTGAAAATCCAACTGTGGAATCGACAGTAATTGTATTGTTTGATGCAAGAACGGTTTCAATTACTTTAGTAGATCCTGTAATTTCAAAATCACCAGTAAAAGAGGTAGAATCTAAAGATATTTCATAAAAATCTTTACCTTGTATTGGTCTATATTCAACATTATAGATAGAAGCAGAAACTGTACCAATTCCACTTATAAATTGATTTAATGTTGTTCCTTTTAATGAAGTGGTATTTTTTCCAGAAATTTTTTCAACTAAAATATTTTTTGTTACAAAATAATTATTATCAGATGGCCTCAACATATATTCTTGAGGATTTATTGTTTCTATTTCTGTTCCATACAAAATCGAAAAAAGAATTTTAAAAGACTGTGCTGTTCCTTTCGAAGAATAAAAGTCTTTTGCTCTTGATAGAATATTTTGTAAAGAAATTTTTGGAGTAAATTTTCTTTCCTCAAAATCAGGCAAAAACTGATATTTAAATTTTTTAAATATTTCAAAGAAGAATATAAAATTTAAATTTTGCAAAGAACTCCCAGATGTATGCTTTGATGCTTCAGTAATTGAAAAATTTAAAAATTCTGGATTATTATTTTTTTGTAAACTATCAATTCCACTAAATCCACGAATACAACCCAAAAATGAATTTGAAGTTTTTGAAGTATAAGTAATAATTTCATTATCAATTTTAATTAATCCATATTTACTTGGATATCCAATTGTATGAGATACGAAAATAGTATCATCAAAAGATAAAACATCAGAAGTCAATACAGATGGAAGATTTAAATCTATTAATGTTTCACTATTAAAATTTTGTATTTTTTTATATTTTTGAATATTAGATGATAAATCATCTATTCCAGTTTGATGTTCCTGTGATGTATAATATAGATTTAAAAATTCTTGAAAAAGTGGTGATTCTTCATTCAAAAATTCAGGAATTTGTGAATCTAAAATGTGATTAATTTTTATTCTTTTAATTTCCGTCATTTTATCTTGTATAGTTTCCGTTTAAGTAACTCGATGTTGATACATATTCAGTAGCAGAAAGATTTTCTCCTGAAGTAATTGTATCCTCTATAGTATTTACTATAGTATTATTGATATCTATTTGTAAATAAATATCTTTCAATGCAATTACATCATTTGATTCTGGTATTGCTTGTATTTCTATTTTATTATTTGGCAATGATGTAGATACAATATTTACTATATTTAATTTAATTTCTCCTTTTAAATAATCAACTGTTCCTGCATCTGAAGATATTATTGTTGGAACATTATCTATAAGTTTAAAAAATAATATTTTTCCATTTATAGAATTAATTGGATTATCAGTTAAATATAATGTATCGGAAATATCTTTAATTTTAAATCCTGAAGATTTGATGTTATATTTTTCTGTTTTTTGGTGAAATTTATTTCCAAAACATATCTCATACGTAGCAAATTTATTCATTTCTACTGAAAGATCTCTTCTCATTCTAATTTTAGTAATATTTGAAGTAATTGCTCGATTTGTATTATCAATTAAAGTATTTACTTTACTAAATTTAAATCTTCCCCCAAAACTATTTACATCAGAAGATATTGAATAAAAATTTAAAGTATTTAAAACTTGATTTTTAACTATAACTGAATCTGAAATAAATGCTGGATTATAATAAACCGTAGAATCAATTTCAACATATAGATATTTTAAATCAATAAGTTCTGGTTTAATTCCAGCAATTGAATACTGTTTTAGTTTTTTCTTAATTTCGTTTTTTGTAATTTCTGATAAAAAATTACCATTTCTTGGTTTAATTGAAATAAAAACTTTTCCATATTGTGGAGGATCCAATTCTTCTCCCCCATATGCAGTTACAGAATCTATATTCGAATAAAGATAAGGTATTAAACCTTTATAGTCATTTGCAGTTACAGCTCTATATTGAGAAGCATATACTCTTGGGGCAAGATATTTGATTGAGTCTATTGATTCAATATCATCTCCATTTTCTGATGATACCAGTGTAGTAATTAAAGAAATACCACTTGTAATATTAGTTGAGTTATTATCTTTAATATTTCCAGAAAAAGTAAAGTTTGCAGATCCATCCGCAGATTTTCCGTTAGTTACAATATATGAAATATTAATTACACTACCATCTTCTGGTTTTTTTCCTATAAGATCATCACCAAACAAAATTTGATATTTCTCATCTTCAATTTCTTGAATTAAAAATAATTTAGATGTTTTATTTACATTTAAAATATTTTCATATAATGAATATACTTCAGTTGTAGTACCAGTTGTAGTTACACGAATCGTTGATGTATCTACATTTGAATTTGGTATTATAAATTTTTGATTTGATTGACTATAATCAATTGTATATTGTTTTGTCAAATAGGATCCTTCGTAAATATCTAAATTTTCAAAAAATGCAATATTCGAAGTATTTACAGGAACTGTTACATCAGATGGTATTGAGAATATATAATTACCATCTTGAACTGCACCCAATGCAACTGGTCCTGCTTTTAATGTTACTGTTCTAGAATTATATGATTGTGTATTTACTGAAAAACTTATTTTTGCTTTGGAAGCTCTTTTTGAACGAGGCACATAACCAATATTACGAGCATGAGAAACTACATTTTCTCTTAATGTTGCACTATCCAAAAATGCTTCATTTGCCTGCATATTAGTATTATATGCAGTAATATAGGAATTGTATGCAAGAACATCAATCAGAACAGAAAAATTAGATCCTTCAAAATCAAAATCAGTAAAATTAGAATTTGATCTCAGATAGTCTTTAATCTGAGTACGTAAATCATTAAAATCTAAATTGGTAAATTGATTGAAGGACATTATACCCTAGTTGGTTGTAAGATAAACTCTATATTTTGAGTTGGAAATGGCAGTCCAACAATATCATAAGTAATTTTAATGTTTAAATCATTTGTATCGTCTGGGATTTCGATTTCGACATTGCGCAATAATATTCTTGGTTCGAAATTATTCAATAAGGTTGTAATTTCTTCTTCTAAAAAAGAGAATATATCAGAATTTCCTATTTCAAATAATGTATCATCAACCGATGTCCCTATTAGATTATTAAAAAATCTTTCATTTAAACGAGTCCTGACAAGATTTATAACAGATTTTTTAATAGCATCTTCATTTTTTAAAATAATTAAATCATTAGTAACTGGATGTTTCGTAAAAGATAAACTGATATCTTTAAAACTACGAGAAATTGTTACTGCCATTTAAACTTTATTTCTTTATATATCTATAATACTTTTTACCAAGTTTTTCCATAATTTGGTTCCGTTCCATATTCCCAATCATCATAATCTTGATCATTACGAATTTTTTCATGAAGATCAGTTTGTTTTTTTAAATTATGATTGGGTGCCAAATCATGCATAATTTCTTGAATGATTCTTTTTGGTGGTTCTGTTTTATAATCAGTAATCAAATGCGTAGTTCCCCACATTTGATGCATATATTCTTTGTCTCTATCGACTGGTAAATTAGACATTTTTCTCCTGTTTTAAAAATAA